ACCTGGGATTGACGGGCTCATTGAACTTCCCGCATCAGGCGGGGTACGCCTACCCGAGCGGTCAAATCGGGGTCCATCGAGGAGCAGTCATGGGTGACACCCGTGTCGAAGTGAGCCCGTCGACCGAGACGGACAACACCAGCGGAGCCACGTCGGCCGCTGGCGAGGGGTTCAAGGCCATCACGTCGCAGGACGAGTTGAACAGGGTTCTCGCTGACCGCTTGGAGCGGGAGCGGGCCAAGTTCGCGGACTACAAGGACGTCAAGGCCAAGGCGGCCCGTCTCGACGAGATCGAGGCGGCCAACAAGACCGAGGCCGAGAAGTTGGCCGAGCGGACGGCGGCAGCCGAGCGGGAGCGGGACGCGGCACGTTCCGAGGCCCTTCGCCTGCGCATCGCCGCGAAGCACAGCATCTCGGACGAGGACGCCGACCTGTTCCTCACTGGCACCGACGAGGAGACGCTGACCCGTCAGGCGCAGCGCCTCGCCGACCGAGCGGCGACCCGGAAGCCCGGGATCGTCTCGCCCCGCGAGGGCACCAACCAAACCACGCAGTCCGGCAGTGACGAGCGCGCGTTCGTGCGCCAGTTGTTCGCCCGGGCCAACACCGACTGAGGAGTCGACATGGCAGTTCTCCAGACGGGTTCGCTCACGATCCCGAAGCAGAAGCTCGAGCCCTGGCTCGGCAAGATCAAGAACGGGTCCGCGGTCGCGACCCTGTCCAACCCGACGCCGATGACGTTCGGTGAGGGCGAGTCCTGGACCTTCGACATCGGCGAGGCCGAGTACGTCCCCGAGGGCGGCAACAAGGGCGCGTCGACCGTCGTGCCGACCAGCCGGCCCATGAAGCCGTTCAAGTTCCACAAGACCCTCCGGTTCTCCGAGGAGGTCCTGTGGGCCGACGAGGACCGTCAGCTCGAGGTGGTCGGGCAGATCCTCGACCTCGTCCAGCCGGCGCTCTCGCGGGCGCTCGACTTCGGCGTGTTCCACGAGATCAACCCGACCGGTGGTGCTGTCGTGGCCGCCATGAACGGTGGCCTCACGGACACCACGAACCTCGTCGAGTACGTCGCCGCGGACAAGCCCTACGTCAGCCTCGACGCGGCTGACGCGCTGATCCTCGCGGATGGTTACATGCCGCGGGACATCGCGCTGGCGCCCACCTACGCGGCCAAGTTCGCCGGGCTGCGCAACGCCAACTCCGAGCAGAAGCTCTACCCGGACTTCCGCCTCGGCACCGAGGTTTCCGACCTCGACAGCCACCGGGCGTCCGTGTCCAACACGGTGTCCGGTCAGGGCGTCATCGCGGTCGACACGAAGGTGCTCGCGTTCGTCGGCAACTTCGACGCGATCCGCTGGGGCATCCAGAAGCAGATCGGCCTCGAGTTGATCAAGTACGGCGACCCGGACGGCGGTGGCGACCTCAAGCGCAAGAACGAGGTCGCGTTCCGTGCGGAGATCGTCTACGGCTGGGGCGTCGCGGACCTCAACGCGTTCGCGAAGATCCACGACCTGGTCTGATCGTGGCTCGCTTCAAGCACGTGACGACGGGAGCCGTCGTGGACGTGCGTGACGGCAAGGTCATGGGTTCGGAGTGGGAGACGGTCAACGCCGCTTCCACTCCCCCGGCGAAGAAGACAGCCGAGCGCAAGCCCGCTGCCAAGAAGTGACGAGAGGGGCGACCCGTGGCGATCATCCTTGGTGCCGTCGACCTGCCTGTGGCGATCCAGTCGCACGAGCTGGTGTCGGCGATGGTGGCCGGCGCGAATGCGAAGGCGTCGCGGGTCGCCCCTTGTCTCGTCGCAACTGATCCACCTCCGAGCGATGAGGCGCTCGACGAAGCGAAGCTGATCCTGCTGGGCGCGATCAAGCGGTGGGTCGAGGCAGGTTCGGGTGCCTTGCAGTCACAGACGGCGGGGCCGTTCTCGGCGGTGCAGGACACTCGGCAGCGCACGGGCTTCAACTTGTGGCCTTCGGAGATCCAGCAACTGCAAGACATCTGCGCCTCGGGCGTCAAGGCTAAGGCGTTCTCGGTCGACGCCGCTCCAGCGTGGTCAGGTCCGCACGTCCCGTGGTGCAGTCTCGCGTTCGGGGCTCTCTACTGCTCGTGCGGGGCCGATCTGACGAACTACGAGTACCCGCTCTATGAGGGCGGGGAGTTGACCGACTGATGTTCGCCTACGCCGAGCCGGTCACGTTCTATGAGGCCGGCACCGCATCCGATCCCTACTCGGGCGAGACGACGGATGATTGGGCGAATCCTGTCGCTGTGCTGACCGATGCGGCCGGCATCGAACCGCTCGCATCCCAGGAGCCTTTGCAGGACGGTCGGCAGGCGGTCATCGTCGGGTACCGGCTGTACTTCGACCACCCTGTGACCGTCGACCGTCTGTGGCGCGTCGATGTGCGCGGGGAACGGTGGAAGGTCGAGGGTCGTCCGGCGGCGTGGAGGAATCCCTTCACCGGCTGGGAGGCCGGCACGGTCGTGCAGGTTGGTGGCACCGATGCCTAGGGTCAAGGTGAAGTTGAACTCAGCCGGTGTCGTGGACATTTTCGAGCAGTGGGCGGCTCGTGATGGTGCTCGGCGTGCTGATCGGGTGGCTGCTCAGGGTCGGGCGACGGCGCCGGTCGTCTCTGGCACTTACCGGGACTCGATCCGGGTGTCGCGGGAAACTCACGGTAGGGGCCGCCCGGTGTTCCACATCGGCCCTTCGGTGGACTACGGCATGAAGGTTGAGGCTGCGACCGGAAATATGGCCCGCGCTCTCGACGCGGCCGGTGGTGCGTGATGTCGTTCCAACCTGCCACGGTCGTTCACCCGGACGTCGAGTTGTGGGCGACCGGGTATCTGCGTGCGGCGCTGGCTGCTCGACCCGAGTTGGTCGCCGCGAGTGTGCACGTGTCGAATCAGAAGCCGACGACGAACAAGCCGCGCACGGTCGTCGTGAGGCGTGACGGCGGCCCCCAGCGTGGCCTTTTCGACTTCCCGCGCCTCGGTGTGCGGGTGTGGGCGGACAGGGAGAAGGAGGCCGCCGACTTGGCTCGCCTCGTGCAGGCGTTGCTACTCGCTGCGCCCGGCAACGGGCCGGTCTTGCGGGTCCAGTCACTGTCCGGCCCGTCCGGTGTCCCGGACGAATCGCAGTTCCAGAAGTACCTCACTGTCGAGTTGATGACTCGAGGCGAACCTCTCTAGGAGGACCCGTGACCATCCTGACCCACCCGGACAGCAAGCAGTCGATCGAGGTCGACGAGGAGCAGGTGCCGATGTACCTGACCCAAGGCTGGACCGTCAAGGACTCCGCGAAGAAGGCCGCGGACAAGAAGTAGCCCGAACCACCCCCTCGCTGCGCGCACAGCGGAACCCACCCAATCTGCGGCATCCGCCGCTGACCCGCATAAGGAGTTCCGATGGCCCTGGATGCCAGCAAGGTCCGGGTCGCAGTCACTGGCGAGGTCAGTGTCGGCGCGACCACCGCAACCGCCCCCACGGGCACGGGCGGCGCCCTGACCGGTTTCACCGGTCTCGGGTATGTCTCGGAGGATGGTGTCACGGAGTCGCGTGAGCGCTCGACGGAGGACATCAAGGCGTGGCAGAACGGTGCGGTCGTCCGCACCCTCGTCACCGAGGGCAAGTTGACGTATCAACTGGCCCTCATCGAGACGAAGAAGGAGACCGTCGAACTCGCCTACGGCGTGACGGTCACGCAGACCGCTTCGGATGGCAACTACGTCATCGTTCCGACGAACACGGGCGGCCGGAAGTCCTTCGTCATCGACATCGTCGACGGTGCGCAGATCAAGCGGATCTACATCCCCGAGGGTGAGGTCACCGAGGTCGGTGAGACCGTCTACGCCAACGGTGAGGCGATCGGCTACGAGGTCACGATCGCGGCCTACCCGAACACCACCATCGGCGGCAACGCGAAGGTGTGGGACACCGCCCTCAAGACCGGGGCCTGACAAGCCGGCCGGGTGACGTTCTGCGCGGGGCGTCACCCGGTCTTCCGTTCGTTCCCGCGCAAATCCCCCTCCCGCGCAACCGAAAGGACACGCGCATGTCCAAACCTTTCTCTGTCGTCACTGGCGACACGTTCGTGTGGAACTCGCCCGACCCCGACGTGGGCACGGTCAAGATCCCACTGAAGTTCAAGGGCAAGATCCTCAAGGCTGCGAAGCAGTACCAGGACGACGAACTGTCGTTCATGTTCTTCGTCATGCACTCGATCGGCGTGTCTGAGGCGACCACGGACGAGATCGACGCTGGCGAGTTGCGAGCCATGTTCAAGGCGTGGCAGTCGGCGTGGCAGGAGCGAGCAGAGGCGACCTTCCCGGAAGCCTGACGCTCCTCGATCTGATCGAGGAGCACCGCTCCGCTTTCGCCTATGACTGGCGCACGCGTTTCGGCCTGTCCGTGTCGTCCGTGGGTGATGCCATGACGTTCGGTGAGGCGTGGCTGCTCACGTTGGAGTTGGTGCGCGACCCGTCGTCGCATGTGGCTGCCGCGGTGGGTGGGCTCACGTTCCCGGTGTCGCAAGAGTGGCTGGCGATCAAGGTGCTGGTCGACAACTACGTCGCATCCAAGACGCAGAAGCGCGCCAAGTTGCAGACGTTGCGTGATCCCACCGCTGCACCTCCCCGCCGTTGGGGTTCGCCCATGTCGAAGGACGCGCTTCGGGCCGTCCTCGACGAGCAACGGTCCATGCCTGCTACCGACTCTCCCGCCGAGACCATCCAAGGAGGCTGAGCGTGTCCGAGGTCGCCTCCGCATTCGTCACCATCGCACCGTCGTTCAAGGGTGGCGGTCGAGCGATCCAGAAAGAGTTCGAGGGCTCTCTCGACGGCAACGCGGCCGGGAAGAAGGCCGGCACCGGCTTCATGGGTGGCTTTGGCAGCTCAGTGAAGGCGCTTGCGGGTGGGCTTGCGGCCGGGTTCGCGGGTGGCGCGCTCGTCTCCGGGATCATGAGCTCGATCAACGCCGCTTCGGACTTGTCGGAGACCATCAACAAGTCGACGGTGATCTTCGGTGAGAACTCGGGAGCGATCGACAAGTGGGCTCGTGGCGCGGCTACGTCGATGGGTCTGTCTCGTCAGGCGGCGCTTGAGGCCGCGTCCGGTTTCGGGGACATGTTCTCTCAGCTCGGGTTCAGTGGTGACCTGGCGGCGAGCATGTCTCAGGACGTGGTGCAACTGTCGGCGGATCTCGGGTCGTTCAACAACCTCGGTACCGAGGACGTGGCGCAGCGGATCAGCGCCGCGTTCCGGGGCGAGTACGACTCGCTGCAACTGCTGATCCCGAACATCAACGCGGCCCGCGTCGAGCAAGAGGCGATGGCGATGACGGGCAAGAGGAACGCGAAGGAGTTGACGGCGCAGGAGAAGGCTGCTGCGACTCTCGCGATCGTCCAGAAGGACGGGGCGCGGGCGATGGGTGACTTCGCCCGGACCTCCGATGGTGTGGCGAACAAGCAGAAGATCCTCTCGGCGCGAATGGACGACGCGAAGGCGAAGTTCGGTGAGTTGCTGCTGCCTGTGAAGTCGCTTGCGCTCGACGGGTTCATGGCTTTGATGGATTGGGGCGAGCGGCTCGCTCCCACGTTTTCGAAGATCGGGGACGGACTAAGCGCACTATTTGGTGGCGCTGGGGGAGGCTCTGAACTTTCTGGCCGCTTTGCGGCGATCCGTGATGCGTTCCTGGGTGCTTTCGGTTCTGTGCGCGACTTCATCACGAACCAGTTCATCCCCGCCTTCATGCGGGTCGTCTCGGCGGTGCGCGGCTGGTATGACGCCGTGGTCCCGATCGTGATGCAGTTCGTGCAAGGCGTCATGAGCAACCTTGAGCCGATGCTCCCGAAGATCATGGCGATCTTCGGGACGATTGGGCAGATCGTCACGGGCGCGATGCAGATAATCGCGGCGGTCATCCAGGGCGCGACGGCCGCTATCTCGGCGTGGTGGGCGATATGGGGTGACTCGATCATCAGCATCGTGTCGGCCACATGGTCGGCTGTCATCGGGATCATCGGGCCGGTGCTGGACATGGTGCGGTCCATCATCGCGACGGTCCTCGCTGTGATTCGTGGTGACTGGTCGGGCGCGTGGGATGGCATCAAGGGCATCCTCCAGGCGCAGTGGGACTTCATGTCGGGGATTGTCTCTGGCGCGGTCGGCATCATCAGCGGGCTCGTGTCCGGCCTGATGAGCGCCGTGAGCAACTTCTTCTCTGCGGGTTGGAATGCCGCGACGAGCGCAGTGTCGTCTGCGTGGAGTTCGATCACGAGTGCCGTGTCCAGTGGTGTGTCGTCGATGATGAGTCTCGTCTCGTCGATCCCCGGTCGGATCTCGGGCGCGCTTGGGTCGCTGGGGTCGTTGCTGTACGCCAAGGGTGCTCAGTTGATCCAAGGCTTGATCGACGGCATCTTGTCGAAGATCGCCGCGATCGGTTCTGCGATGGGTTCTGTCGCGTCGAAGATCGCGTCCTTCCTGCCGGGGTCTCCGGTGAAGGAGGGTCCGCTGCGGTCGTGGAACAACGGCGGCGCGGGTCAACGGCTGGGCGGGCTGCTCGCTGACGGGCTGATTGCGTCCCGGGCGACCGTCTCTGCTGCTGCGGCGCAGATGGCGTCTGGGGTGTCGGTTGGGTCGGCTCGGGTGGATGCGTCCTTGGACGGCGGTGGGCGTGACTCGGCTGCTGCCCTGGCTTCCGCTGTCTCCGCCGCTCTCGACGGAAGTCGCCTCGAGCTCACCGGCGTCGACCGGATCACGGGTCACATGTCTGCGCGTCTCGTCGGCGCTAT